ACATAACTCAGACTAACGAAAAGACATGAAGCTAAGACCTAAACAAGAAAAATTCTGTAATCTTTATATTGAGACCAGTAATGCTTCTGAAGCATATAGAAAGGTATATTCGTGCAAAGGCTCCAGTGATAAAACTGTATGGGAGGCAGCATCTAAGTTGGTTTCAAAGCTGTCTCCCAGAATACAGGAGCTCCAAAGTGAATTAAGAAAGAAGTCAAATATTACTAAGGATCGCGTACTTGAGGAATTGCGGTGTATTGCATTTGCTGATATCCGTGATTTCCTGAGTATAAGAAATGGTATGGTGATATTTAAAGATTCATCCGAATGGACTGAAGAAATGGCGCGTGCAGTAGAAAGTGTTAAAGTTACCAAGGAGGGGATTGAATTAAAGTTGAATGGTAAGAGTTGGAGCATATCTCGTATTTGCAAGATGCTGGGATATGATGAACCGACAGAAGTTAATATAAAACAAATGTTGCTTGATATTGATACGGGGACGGGGGATTAATGGAAAAGGTATCTATTAGTTATAGAAAGTTTAATCCAAATTTTCATCATCTTAGGGAAGCTATGAAAGATGATGATATAAGGTTTATCTTCCTCTATGGAGGTTCTTCATCGGCAAAGTCTTTTTCTGTAGCTCAGGCTATGTTGATAGAATGTCTTTCAGGGGGTAATAATACGCTTGTATTTAGAAAAGTAGGTTCTTCTATTGCTGATAGTATTTATAAGACTTTTCAGGAGGCGGTAAGGTCCCTTGGAGTATATAGACTATTCTCGTTTAGAGAGAATAAGATTATTTGTTTTAACGGGTCCTACATAACATTTAAGGGATTGGATGATTCTGAGAAAATAAAAGGATTGGAGAGTTATAAATATGTTGTCTGTGAAGAATTGTCAGAGTTTAAAGAAGAAGATTTCAAACAGATAAAGAAGCGTCTTAGAGGCCGGAAAGGACAGAAAATCATTTCAATGTTTAATCCAATTGAGGAAGAGTGTTGGATTAAAAAAAATGTATTTGATAAAGAGCAGTTAAAAGAAGAGTCAAATGACTTGTATGGTATATTGAGAGACAATGAAACAAAGAAGATTCTTCCTAAAGAATTCTCAATGATTGCTAGAAAATGGAAAAATACAGAAAGGCTTTTGAGAAATCCTAGAACGGGAATTGAGGAAGTTCATGCTCCGGATACAGTTATAATGCAATCAACTTACCTCAATAATTTTTGGGTAGTTGGCAGTCCGGACGGGCAATATGGATTTTATGACCGGCAGGCGGTTGCTGATTTTGATAAGGATAGGACAAGAGATTATAATTACTATCGTATATATGCGCTTGGGGAATGGGGTAAAATAAAGACAGGTGGAGAGTTTTTGCATGCATTTGATTCTGGTAAGCATAAGAAGATATGTCCTGTAACAGAAGGAATTCCTTTGCATATTTCTGTTGATAATAATGTTCTCCCATATATCAGTGTATCAATATGGCAAAATGAAGAATTGGAGTTAAGGCAAGTTCATGAAATCTGTGCTGAAGATCCGTTTAATACAGTAACTAAAGCAGCCGAGTTGACACGTACATGGCTGGAAGGAATCGGATATAACGATGTGGTATATTTGCATGGAGATGCGAGTACCAGAAGCGGAAATACTATTGATGATGAAAAGAGATCTTTTCTGGATAAATTTATAGATGTGTTGGAAGAAACTTTTCGGGTGGTTGATATGGTCCCTAAAAAGAACCCTCCTGTTGCTATGTCGGGAGAGTTTGTGAATGCTTTATTAGAGGGTTTCCATGGAATATCTGTGTCTATTGATGAATCATGTAAGAAGTCTATACAAGATTACGAGAATGTAAAGAAAGACACTAATGGAGGAATATTAAAAGCTCGGATTAAGGACAAGATAACAAAACAGAGTTACGAGGAGTTTGGCCATTTAACAGACTGTTTCCGTTATGTGTGTACAGATATATTCCGGGAACAGTTTTTATCATATTCAATGGCTAGGAAGAGAAATACACATAAGAAAGAAAATATGAAATATTATAATGTAGGAATAGCAATAGAAGGAGATTCTATAGTCTATATCATGCCAGATTGCAATGGTAAGTTTATAATGATACATGCAGTCTATGGAACTGAGGTCTTTATCGACGGAGTTTTATTTAGAGATGGATTTGATGCCGGATTAATGGAAGAGAAACTCAAAGAATGGGCACCTGTCAGTACTGTTTTTGAAAGTCATAAATCATATTTCCAATTTGCAAGAGATGTGCGGGAATGGATGGATAATGTGCGGGCTACCAGCTTATATGCGAATATGGACCAAAGAATATCTGCAAATGAAGAATTTATAAAAGAGAGATTTAAATTTAGAAGTGATTATGATGATTATCCTGAATATCTTTCTTTTATGGATTCAGTGATGGATTATAATGGTAAAGAGAGCTATGAAGGGATTAATTGCCTGAGTGCTTTGGCTTCGGTAGTTGCAAGAACAATTAGGAATAATCAGTAATTGTTTGATCTGCCGGTTCTCTCTTTACTCTCAGGAAACGTATAAATAGGATATATCCCTTTACACGCTTTCTGAGCCGGTTCACGTAAGAAGTTCCGGCCCCTTATGAACCTTCCTCTTATTAGTTCTGTTCTATATGATAATAGATGTGATTTAGCTGATAATCATGTTGATATTAGTTAAAAACATAGCTTTGGTGGTAAAAATAGTGATGATTTAGCGTGAGATACTGACTGATTGCTTATATTTGCAACATAATAACACTACAATGTAGCGTAATTATATTTATAGATTATGAAAGCTTCTACCTATACACAAAAAACATTGGTAATAGAGAATCCTTCCAAAGGACTATTAGACTTTGTAAATAAGCTGAGAGATAGGAAATTATCTCAGCAGGAAAAATTACGCAATAAAAAGGACTGCACTATAAAAATTAATGCATAAATTTATTAGATGGATATTTCCGTTTCTATTAGTTCTCAATTAGGTGATGAATATCGAATAATAATATCTCCTTTTGACTTGGAAGTAATACCTTGTGAAGTGAGAGATCTGCTTGGAGATGATATAGAAATAGCAGATGTTACACTGGAAAGAATAAAAGGAGATAATCCGACTGATATTGGAATACTTCTGAAAATATCAAATGTCATAGGTCAAGTTTTTAACGATAATGAAAACATAATATTATATTTCTACTGTGATGATATACATGATATTTTAAGAAGAGACCAAGGATTAACTCCTCAAAAATTTAGAAGTACTTTGTTTTCAAGAATGTTCGATAAGTATATATCGTCGAATAGAATTACTAACATGATAAATACTCCTATTGAGGTTAAGGCAGATAGGAATATTTACATTCATTTGATATCAAGAAGTTCCCATTTAGAGTATGTAAATGCTATAAAGGATGCAATAATGGCAATGGAATCAAAATAAGATCTCTCTTTCTATAATTTTATGTAAGATCCCTTTCTGTTCTATTTTTCATGTAGTAAAATTATAACCCCCGTGATTTTTCTGACCATCCACTGAAATTTGGTTCTATTTTTAAGATACCATAAATAAAGGGAGAGCAAAACACACTCTCCCTTCATCATATCTACCGTCCTTTTTTCTCTATTTTCATGAACACATTGCGTCTACTTTTTGCTTCAGCTTGCTTTGTCCGTTCATTGAGGATCAATTTGAGTTCATTGAGTTCCTTGTGCATTCTAAGGATATCGTCGGTAAGTGATACGACACGGCTCAGCAATACCATGTCCATATTGGTATATTTTGAAGTTTCCATATAGCTTTTTATTTAGAATTTCATTTAGATTAATTTCGTTTCCTTCGTCGAGATCCCAGGAGCCGTATTGCTCCCGGGGTGTTCATCCCCTAACAGAGATGTTCGCCTGATTGGTAGTCGAAGCGTTATATATAATCAATCGTTGTAGAAGAATGATTCTCCTTTCTTCCGTGTAAGCCTGTAACCTGTGTACAGACAAACCAATATTAATATAATCTCTATCATAATTCTAAGGTGTTAGAGGTCTGCTCACCTTATAAACAAGGTGAGCAAAACAGAAATAATATGTGGTTAATTATTATGCAGCGGGTTCGAATTCTCCTTTAATCTGCTTAATTGCTTTCTTGACGTTCCATCCACATTCGTTCAAGGCATGGATGAAACGTAGCCCCTTAGTGGTCCATACTGTGTAAACGCTCGTTCCTATAGATCCGTCGTTACGGGTATATGTTTGCGTCCTTGTAGCATGAAGCCCCCAAGTAGAGAAAGGAGAATATAGTAACCATTGCCCTGACTGTTTGTAAAGGATACCTATTTCTTTCATTTTCCTATGAAGCTTCTCCGCATCCATACCGATTTGCTTAGCCACCTGTGTGGAGGTAAGCGTGTTGACCGATTGCAAATGGTTATCGTAGTAGCTGACTTTCAGGGCTGCTTGCTTGATTTCCTCTGTCTGAATCTTGATGGTGGCTTGCTGCTGCTCGGTTTGGGCTTCGAGCTGTTTTAGGCGTTCCTCTCTTTTGGAAAGAGTGGCTTGTGCGATAGTTAGGGCACGTGCCATGATTTCCTCCGGAGTGTCATCTTGGTGGGTGGCAATGTAGCCGCCGGTAGTTCGTACTTCGTGAAGGATTTGTTTTACTCCCTTTTTGAATTGTTTGGCGATCGGTTTACGGGATTGCATGAGGACTTCATATAAACCGTCCTCGGTTAAGAACCAAACTTGCTGATTTCCACCGAGGGTGTCAACAATGTTGGCAACCTTTTCTTCTTCATCTACTGATTGTAACATCATAGTAGTGTTATAACTACCATTACTTCGCTTTGCATAGTCTATACACTCTGCTACATCTTTGGCAAGGAATAACGGATTTTCGGCTGTTCCGTAAACGGTGAATTGGCGTCCAAGCAATTCTGTTTGTTTTAGGACTTGAATCGAGTTTGTTGACATAACAAAAAAAGCGCACGTTCACGGCTGTCAACAAACTCATAGGAATTTAGTTTGGGGACATTTCTGTTACCCCACCGTTCGTGCGCAATATCTTAAATAATACTACTACAATATGTTTTGGCAAAAAAATAACTCCCAATGGAAGCCATAGGAGTTTGCCGCTCCTATAAGTTGTTGACATTGCAAATATAGATATTTTAGTTGAATACAAAAAATAATTCGGATAAAACTTGGTAAGTATGTATCTATTTAATTATTTTGCACAATATTTTTTAATATTAAAATGTTATATTCATGAAACGAACTATTTTATTGTTACTATCTATTGTTTCTGTTCTGTCATTATCTTCTTGCGGTGATGATGACAAACCTGTTGTACAATCTATCGAAATTTCTAAAAGTGAAGCTTCAGTAAAGATTGGTGAGAAAATAACTCTTACTGTCAGCCATTCGCCAGCAGATTTACCCGCTCCCGAATATGAATGGAATTCTTCTGATGAAACAATTGCAACTGTTGAAAATGGAGTTGTTTATGGCAAAGCCGTTGGAGAAGCAACTATATCAGTATCTTCCTTTAATTTAGGGTTAAAAGATATATGTAAGATTACTGTAACTCCAATTGAGGCAACGGGTATCAAACTATCTGAGAATGAAAAGACGATGACTACTGGTGAATCATTCCGTTTGGAGTATACGATAGAACCTGAAAATACTACCAACAAAGAAGTGGAATGGGAGTCTTCGGATAAAACTATAGCAACGGTTAATGCAGATGGCGAGGTTACAGCCGTTTCCGATGGTGAATGTACTATTACAGTCAAAGTCAAAGGAAGTGATACCTCCGCCAAATGTGTTGTTAAAGTGAATCCTATTAAGGTTACAGGAGTTACATTGAATGAAACAACTAAATCTATTGAAGCCGGCGAGTCATTTACTCTGACAGCTACTGTATCTCCTGAAAATGCAAAGGACAAAAGTATCAAATGGTCTTCCAGCGATCCTAATATTGCAAAGGTAGAAGACGGATTGGTGACTGCATTGGCAAAAGGTACATGTAACATAATTGCCACTACTAATGATGGGAACTTTAAAGCTCAGTGTGCTGTGAATGTTTTGCCTCCTTCAGTAAAAGGAGTTCAGTTTACTGAATCCTCTATTAAGATATTGAATGGAGAAAATTACACATTAACATATTCTATTTTGCCTGAAAATGCAGAGAATAAAAATGTAAAATTTAGCAGTTCTGCACCCAACATTGTTTCTGTAGACAATAATGGAAAGGTTACAGCATTGAAGGAAGGCACTTCTACGATAACAATAACTACAGAAGATAGTGGGCATACTGCTACTTGCGAAGTTGTATCAGCAGAGATTTCCGATTTTATGGATCTGAGAATAGGTTCTTCATCTATTGTCTCCATTAATGGTTATATAACAGGGTCTGTGTATTGTTACATAACCAACACAAGTTCTAAAGAGATATCTCTTACTAAGTTTGAGGTAAAAGATGGATCAACAGGAAGCATCGTATTATACACTGACGAAGCCTCTAAACTGGGCTCTCTTAAGTCAGGGCAATCAACTAATCTTGGTGGTCAGATGAGGTATGTTTACCTTCCTATATTCACTTGGACATTTACCTATGAGGGTAAAGAGTATCAAGTATCTGAACAATATAAATCTTACTAATATCTTTTTTTCAGGCCGGGATTGCTCCCGGCCTTTTTTATATCTTATCTGTTAACTGATAAAAAAGGCAATGGAACCTAAATTCCATCGCCTTGAATATGCCTCCAAAGAGGTCTCGTGTAAACAAATGCCAAAATTAAAGTTGTACCGCCAGCATTTCTCTCGCTGCCCTGTGTATTGCTTCCTCTATCTTAACTTTTTGTGCTTCGGAAGCAAACGCTATCCTCTGCTTGTACTGGCGCATCAAAGAGGGATTAATGCCTGCATACTTTGCGAAAGTAGATACGCTTATAAACTTGAAATTATCAAAGAATGAAGCTATATCATACTTATACTCAAACTCTACATTCTTCAGTTCCCCTGGCACTTCATTACCTTGCTCTTTAAGCATGGTAATATAGTCATCAATACATTCATGTAGTGATCGTTTTGCTTCATCAACGCTTTTCCCTTGACCGTTCAAGTTAAAACCGTCAAATTCCGGAACATAGACACTTATTGTCTTGTCGTCCCACATTTCAACAATAGCAACCGTTTTCATATTCCATTTATTTTATAATTCCGGTAAACAAATGTGCGGGTCATTTAAGACCCGCATCTTTCATCATGCTGTTAAGAGTGCCGCCTTTTATTTCTTGCGAACCATGCCTGCCCACTCGGAAGTATTTCCCCGTTTTCGGACTGTACCAT